ACTCTCAGAGAAATGTTTTGATTGTATGTTGAAGGTGTAACTTGTGCAAGAAGATTGAAATTGGAATCCAACTTTAATATAGTTTCTTCGTTGTATAATGAAACCCAAAGATTATGTTCTCCGTCAACAGAAACGTTGCAGGGGCTTGCTGTTTGTAGACCGTTTGAGATATATGAGAAATTTACAGAATCCGTTATTATATTTCCTGATTGATCGAATCCTGTAATAGTTCCACTCAATGGATCACACAGATAAATTGTGTTCAAAATAGGATCAAAAGAAATCCCATACGTAGGAGCTGAGCTGGTTGTTTGGGGTGTATGAGTTTCCGTTAAGCGTGGAGTCGGCAAACTCCACACATTTAAAGTTCCGTCCGAAAGTGCTCCAATATCTTTATAATATTGAATATATGTATTTGTAACAGGATTGTTAACTAACACTACCTTGTTCAAGGCACTGTTATACGGACTGTATACATATGCGTTCGAATACACAGGATACCCATACGGAAAAATAAATCCTGAAGTATCTTGTACTGCCAAGGGTTCGATGCATGTAGTAGAAGCAACAATTGTTGTAGGTGTTGCTGTAGAAATAAGAGGAGTAATACTAGTATAAATGTATCCAGAATTTGTATTGTTTAAGGAATCTGTATTTGAAAAGTAATTTGCCGTAGTTTCGACTGCGAATGTAGTATTATTAGAAAGACTAAGCGTTACTGGAAAGACACTTCCAGTGCTATTAGTAGCCGGATAACCCAAAACGTTGGCGGTTGTTACAGGAACTCCGGTATAATTTTTGTTTAACCTAGAGTCAAACATTGGAGTTATCATTGTAGGAATAGGAACTCCAGTCCACTTTATAGGATAAACATCACTAATAAAATTCTCCGTAACTTTCAAGCTTGTAGGAAAACAATCATTTACTTGCCACAAAGTAGCAGCTTTGGCAGCATCACTATTTGCGTAGCTATTATAATCATAAATTTGCGAATCAGGCGGATATACAAAATTTTGAGTGCTGAGAGTAGCAATTAATAAAATAGGAGCTTGGCTTCCTAAATCAAAGCGAGTTGGCAAGTCGTCAACGTAATAAAACGAAGCTGTTCCAGATACCGCAACAATATGTTCAACACCGTTATATGTTTGATATATTGGAGCTGTATTTACAAGTAACCCGTCCGTTACTACTTTATTTGAAGTTGCATCGATAAACTGCCATTTTGGAGTGATACCCTGCCACTTTGGTGGAACGTGAGCAATAGGCGTGGATGAAGTGTTAAGTGCTTGAAGTGCGAGATATAAAGAATCTTTTATTTCCGTGCATGTTAAGCTAACAACAAAAGGACTTGAGGTTTTTTCTCCTGGATTACTATATGCACTAGGATATTGAGTAAATGTAACTGAGTTTGAATATACGTAGCTTGCACTTAAAGTTTGTTGAGAAACAATGGGAGCTGAATCGTCATTTGACCATGCAGAACTTGAAACCGTATAAGTTCCGGGATACCTATATATGTGTGCTACGGTAGGACCTTCATATGATGATGTACTATTATCTCCAAAATCCCACGAATAAGAAATAGCAGAACTAACAGTCGACTGAAATGTAAACTCTGTCAAGAAAACATTTCCAACTGCACTGCTTGGAGAAACGTTGAAAGTAGCAGCCATAAAAACTATGATGTAACAATTGAAATATTAGATAGGATACTAGAAAGATTATTAAAATAAACTACCTCAAATTCTCCTATAATTGGTGAGCTCGTTACCTGTTGTATATCCAATGTTGGAAATGTTGGGTTCCACATGAAGAAGGAAAGACCTTCGTATACATCTCCAGTATCTGCTCTTAAAGTTCTTACTTTTGTTACTCCGTCCACGGAAAGAATGGATGATAATAACGAAGCATAATCAAACGCTCCTCCAATTTTAAAATTAGATGGATTAAAGAAGTTGTTAAACACAGCTCCAACGTTTGCTAAGATAGAATTATCTGAACGTCTGCTTGTAGTATTTCTTACAACTTGGAATTGAGCAAACTGAGCTTCTGAAGCAACTACACCATTAACTGAAGGAATCCCAAATGACACAGCTTTGTATATTGGATCCACGAACGTGACTTCGGTAGACATCACCTTCAACGGATTAACGTTTGACAAAATAGCTTCTTTTTGAGCGGGAAGTAAATACTTTAAAGTAGATCCTTGAGAAGTTTTAGGTTTTGCACAAATATAAATATTGTTAAAATTGCAAGCATCAGAATATAGAACTTGATTCAAAAGAATTTGTCTAAACTCGGTTGGAGAAACTTGTATATCATTAAAGTATTTTAAATACTTTCCAGTATAATCCCAGTTTGTAAAAACTTTAACGTCTGAAATAAAGTTTGCAAAATTTGTAGAAACAAATGTTTGATAATCCTGTTGAGTAACTAAACGATATTGACTTTTAAAGTTTGTTGGAGCGTGTGCACGAATGCTGTCAGCGTTTTCGGCATCTACAGGAAATGTAGAGCCAACCGTATTATTAAAATATATATTTTTAAACGATGCGGGAGAAATAGGAACATATTGTTCAGCAGAAGTTACATCATTCCAAACTTTATCAAATGTTGTTGTGCTGTATACAACCGGAGTAGCATTAGGATTACTGAGAGTGCTAGGACCTACAACACCAGCTGTTCCTGAACTTTGCAACGCATAAATTGCGACTTTGTCTCCTGCTGATAATTTGCGACCATTGATACCATCACCAAATGTAATTTCATACATACCGTTTTGGTTCAATCTCTTTTCAAACGATCTACCAAAAGCCTGTTCGGTGTATAAATTAGGAACATTTGTGTACTGAAACCAAAGACCTCGATCAATTTCGTATACATAAACATCGATATTAAAATGGTCAATAGTTGTACTTGTAATAGTAATTGGAACAACTTCACTTGGATCTCCTGCAGCTGTATATAAAGGATTTTCCCCATATACGCCCTGATATAACAGTGTCGTGTTTGTAATATCTGTCAGCGGAGTAACTGTATTTGCAACAGGAATTTTGAAGAAAATATCCTTATTGAACGAGAACGATACTCCTCCAACCGTTATATACGAATATCTTGGGATAGCAAAACTTCCTTGTCCAAATAAACTATTTGCAGAAGCTTGAAATGACAAAGTGGATGTTTGGTATCCAATTGGCTTATAATCAAGAATCTTTACAATTCTATTAATATTTTCGTACAGTTGAGCTTCAGTAAATGTAGACTCTGTGCTTGTTTTGTTTAGATAATAAATGAGCGTATTGAACGCAAATGATACGATATCTATAACAGATGCCAAGTTGGATCCAATATAATTCTGGTCCGTAAACAAACCCTGGTCGTTCAATCTTTGAATAACAAGATTTCTTAAGCTAATAGCATCAAACGCTGCATAGCTATTAGGAGCAAGAGGATATTCGTTTTGATTTGTAGTTGTGCTCATTATCGGTTTCTAGGAGTATTTAAGAATATAAAGGATTGTGTCTTAGTGTCTAATGTGGTATTTATAGTAGTTACTGTATTAAAAATAGGAATTCGTACGGTGATGTCTATATCATATTTGTTGTTTTCTGGGTCTGAAACAACATTAACATTTAATACAGTAACTCTCGTTTCAAACTTTTCGATAGAGCTTACAATCTTTTCCCCGATCAATTGAGCGTTAACTGGAGTAATGGCTTCAAATAAAAATTGATTGAGGTCCAAACCGTATAACGGAAACAAAAATCTTTGACCGGGTTTTGTATTAAAAAGATTCCTTAAAGAGTTTTTAATAGCGTTTTCATCATAATCTGCTTTTAGATCGTTGCCTTGTATAGAATATCCAAGAGCCCCATTGTATGAGCTTTCGACAGTAAAATCTAAATGAAGATCTGTATATACGGAAGGCTTGTTAGAAGTGTATTGCTGTGCAATTTGTTCTAAAGATGAAATTTTAATAGCCACGAAATTACTTAATATGTCATATCTTAAAGTCGAAAGTTTTGACTATATGAGATAAGTAAAATCATGAGTCAATTCGATGTATTACTAGAAAAGGAACTTGAAAGGTTCCAGATGGGCGGAATTATTGTTGGTGACAGAGTTCGCTTCAAACAAGACGCTCTTCAACACGAATATGTAACAAGCCGTGCCACATCCTTCAAGGACATTATCCAAGCTTGCATGCATCCTTCCTTTGATCTCAATCTTAGAGTTGGAGCAGTTAAGAGCATTTATCCAACAACTACTCAAAATTACGTTGGTGGTTCAGAAGCTCCGGATGGTATCTTCCTCGATATCTACATTGAATATGCTCCCGGACTTTATAGAAACCCAATGACTGTTCCAATCGGAATCATTGAGGTCATCGATGATGGTAACAATCGTGGTCCTGTACCTGATAGTCTTGTACGTAAGAATAAGGTTCACGGTCCACAAGAACAAGAAGCAGAACAAAACAACAACGCAAAGGGATTTGAAGTAAATCTCAAAAATAAGAACGTTGTAATTCCTGGCGGAAATAAATGGGATGATTCCAAGCCAGGTGCTGGAAATTTCTAATAGAAATTTCTAAAAAAGACCGTATAATACCAATCACGCACAACCTATGTTCTCAAACCAATGAAAGATTTATATCACAATATTTTATTCCATATTTTTTATTTTATTGGAGACGTTGCTTCGAAAATTCCTAACTATTTAGCATTCAAGGTTTACCAGTGGGCTATGGACAAATCTACGTATCATGACACAAAACTTGACTATAAATTTTGGATAAACCCCAACGATAAATACTAAAACATATGAAGATATTCGACGAACAAATCAGCCGTAAACCAAACCGTTATACCTGGACAGACGAATTTATTGAATCCATGCATAATGGATTTTGGACAGACAAAGAATTTTCTTTCAAGTCAGATATTCAACAATTTAAAGTAACCTTAACAGAACAAGAAAGAGAAATTATCATTCGTACACTTTCTGCAATTGGTCAGATTGAAATTGCTGTGAAAACGTTCTGGGCCAAACTTGGTGAAAATCTTCCTCAACCTTGCTTTCAGGATCTTGGTTATGTAATGGCTAACACGGAAGTCATTCATAATAATGCGTACGAGCGTTTAATTTCTATTCTTGGTCTTGAGGATGTTTTTGAAAAGAATCTGAAGCTTGATTGGATTGAAGGTCGAGTCAAGTATCTTCGCAAGTACACTCACAAGTTCTATAAGGACTCAAAGAAGCAATATCTCTATGCTATTATTCTCTTTACACTCTTTGTTGAAAACGTATCCCTCTTTAGTCAATTCTACGTAATCAATTGGTTCGCACGTTTTAAAAACGTTCTTAAAGATACAGACCAGCAAGTAAAGTATACTCGTAATGAAGAAAATATTCACGGTATTGTTGGTACAAAGATTATCAATACAATCAGAGAAGAATATCCCGAGCTTTTTGATGAAGAACTCGAAGAGCGTATTCTCCATGAAGCTCAAGAAGCTTATAAGTCTGAAGCTAAGATTGTTGATTGGATGATTAATGGAATTCAAGAGGAAGGTCTTTCTGCTCCTATACTCAAGGAGTTTATTAAGGATAGAATCAACGAGTCCCTCAAAGGAATCGGCTTTCCGAAAGCTTTTGAGGTTGATAAACAAATCTTATCTAGTACAATGTGGTTTACCGAAGAATTACTCGGAAACAATATGACTGACTTTTTCCATGCTAGACCAGTTGAATATGCAAAGAAGAATCAGTCGTTTTCCGAAGATGATCTATTTTAATAAACTATGAGTGAACATATATATTGGCTTAATAAAGATTCAAGGAAATTCCTTGAACGTGGTTACCTTTTAGAAGGAGAAACTGCCGAACAACGTATCAGAGACATTGCAGACTCAGCTGAAAAGCTTTTAAAGATTAAAGGATTTGCTGATAAGTTTGAGAGTTATGTTCACAAAGGATTTTATAGTTTATCTAGTCCAGTTTGGAGTAACTTTGGACGTGTAAGAGGTCTTCCTATTTCTTGCTTTGGAAGCTTTGTTGGAGACAATATGGATTCGATCCTTACGAAGGTTGCTGAAGTAGGAACGATGACAAAGCATGGAGGAGGTACTTCAGCTTACTTTGGAGCGGTTCGTGGAAGAGGAACTCCAATCTCTTCTGGAGGCGAGTCTACAGGTTCAGTTCACTTTATGGAACTGTTTGATACTTTGATGAATGTTATCTCTCAAGGCAATGTTCGTCGTGGATCTTTTGCTGCCTACCTTCCTGTTGATCATCCCGATATTGAAGAGTTTCTTCAGATTCGTTCGGAAGGTAATGATATTCAGGATCTTTCAATTGGTGTCTGTATCTCTGATGAATGGATGAAGTCCATGATTGATGGAGACAAGGACAAGAGAAAGATTTGGGGTCTAGTTATCAAAAAGCGTTTTGAGTCGGGCTACCCTTATTTGTTCTTTACAGATAATGCTAATAACCAAGCTCCACAAGTTTATAAAGACAAAGGTCTGAAGATTAACAATAGTAATCTCTGCTCAGAAATCTTCTTGAGCAATAGCGAAGACGAATCATTTGTTTGTGATCTTTCTTCGCTTAACTTAGAACGCTGGGAAGAATGGAAAGATACTGATGCTGTCGAAACGCTCGTATTCTTTCTTGATGCAGTAATGACAGAATTTATCAATAAGACAGAAGGAGCAAAGTACATGGAAGCTCCTAGAAAGTTTGCTATTAATCAAAGAGCCCTTGGTGTTGGAGTTCTTGGATGGCATTCTCTTCTTCAATCAAAGATGATTGCTTTTGAGTCAATGCAAGCAAAGTTCCTTAATGGAACTATCTGGAAGACAATTAGAGAACGAGCCGATAAGGCTTCTGAGGACTTGGCTAAGATTTTCGGTGAACCACCGTTGCTCGAAGGATACGGAAGAAGAAACACTACTACGTTAGCAGTAGCTCCAACCACCTCCAGTGCTTTCATCCTTGGCCAAGTGTCACCCTCAATTGAGCCAGAAAATAGTTGCTACTATGTTAAGGCTCTCGCAAAAGGCAAATTTACATATAAAAATCCTTACCTCAAGAAGCTCCTTAAGGAAAAAGGAAAAGACGACGACGATACTTGGAAGGCAATTCTAGTAACAGGCGGTTCTGTACAACGTCTTGATTTTCTAACTCAAGAAGAAAAGGATGTCTTTAAGACATTTGGTGAAATCTCTCAGAAGGAAATTATTATCCAAGCAGCAGGTCGTCAGAAGTATATCGATCAAGGTCAATCGTTGAATGTAATGATTCCTCCTAATACTAAGCCAAAGGATGTTAACGAACTTTATATCTTTGCTTGGGAACAAGGGATTAAAAGTCTATACTACCAGCGTAGTTCAAACCCTGCTCAGGAACTTGCTAGATCGATTCTGAGTTGTGCAAGTTGTGAATCTTGAGATCGATAATGCTTCTAATGCTCGTATAGGTAAGTCTTCTATAGAAGGGGTAGGAGTATTTGCTGATATTCCATTCCTTACTGGTGAAGTTATTCTTGACTATAGACCTTTCTTTGATACGTTTTATAAAATAGCTTGGAAGGATCTGACTTTGTTTCAAACAGAGCATAATTGGATGATACCGATTAATGATGAATATTGTTTAACGTCAGATCCTATATCAAAGATACATTATTTTAATCATAGTAGAACTCCTAATTGTATTTGGAATATAAAGGAAGGAACAATAAAAGCAGCAAGGTATATTCCGTTTGGAGATGAACTTACTATTGATTATAGAATCGAGTATAGACCAACGAGAAAAGAATTTCCTGAATGGGTTTAATTTGTTGACTCATTAGGAATTTATAGTATAAGTATATTC